TTCAGCTGTTGGAGTAGCATCTGGGCTAGTAGGCGCGTTTACTACTCATCTAGCATCAGTTAGTGGAATATTCACCGGACCAAATGCAGGGTCGGCCGGAGCTCCTATACCTTTTCCATGGGTTGCTATAGCCTAATTTGAAGTTAACTGATATTTATTAAAAAGGGAATTATCAATGAAAACACAAGGATTTATAAAGTTATTACGTAAGGTAATTAGAGAAGAAGTTCGTAACGTTATTAAAGAAGAACTTAAACCAATGTTAAATGAAGAAAATGTTCAACAACAAAACATTAGCCTTCATGAAGCAATGAATACTCCAGAAGTATCTAATCAAAAAATTACAAAAAAGCAGTTCACAAAAAATCCATTATTAAATGATTTATTAAATGAGACGGCATCAATGCCTGCATCACAAGAATTAGTAGATTATTCGTCAATGAATTTTAAATCAGAAATGGCAGAATCATTTGGTATGGAACGACAAGCTCCAATGAGATCAGAGAGGCCTTTAGCAACAAAAGGAATTAATGGCGAAGGTATTGATATGTCAAATGAAAATGTTGCTTCAACAGTAAATGCTATGACAAAAGATTATTCTGGAGTAATGAAAGCAATGAATAAATTAGATAAACAAAAAGGTAAAAAATAGTGTCAAGAACGATATATCAAATAGCACCCATACAAATCGGAGAACAACAAGGAGTTGGTATATTGTTGCCTATGAATAAAGCAGCTCATGCAAATAATACTAATTTAAATTCAATCCTAGGACAATCTAGTAATGTAGGACAAGATTATAAAACTACAAAAGGTGGAGCTAGTGTATTTGCTCAATCATATAGTACAGAAGAACAAGCTATTAGTAATTTAAAAAATTTATTGGCAACAAATATGGGTGAGCGATTTATGCAACCTTTATTTGGAACAAAAATAAGAGAAGCAGTATTCCAACCTAATACGTTAAATTTAGAAGAATTTATAAAAGAAACTATAACAGAGGCAATTAATAAATGGTTGCCATATATTAATTTGCAAGGCGTTGATATAGTACGTGATGTTGAAGTTTATACATTTGCAATAAAAGTTAATTTTTCAGTAACAGTGACTGGCGCTAACCGTGTAATAGTCGTATTAGCAAATGAAAGAAATATTAATGTTGTTTCTGAAGCATCAAATCTTCCGACTGCATTAACAGCCGTAGATACATTTGGTGATGTATTTGCATCAGGAGGATATTAAGGAGATAAAGAATGGCACAAATAAAAAAAGACGTTAGATATTTAGGTAAAGATTTTAGTCAATTTAGACAAAATTTAATAACATTTGCCAAACAATATTTTCCAGGAACATATCAAGATTTCAATGAATCATCGCCAGGTATGATGTTTATAGAAATGGCATCCTACGTAGGTGATGTATTATCATACTATTCAGATCAAAATTTTAGAGAATCTTTGCTTTCTAGTGCACAAGAAGATTCAAATGTGATTGCACTTTCTCACTTATTTGGATATAAGCCAAAAGTAGGTACTCCATCACAAGTAAAATTAAGTATGTATCAATTAGTACCGGCTATAGGATCAGGTAACAATATAGCACCTGATTATAGATATGCACTTTCTCTTCAGAGTGGGTGTAATATTACAGATGAAGATGGAAAAATTACGTTCCGGACTTCTCAAAATGTTGATTTCAATGATAATGCAGATGTATCGGTATATGAATTAAATGCATCTGGTGAGCCATCTAGATTTACATTAAGGAAAGAAGTGACGGCTGTCTCCGGAGAACAATTAGTAAAAGATTTTGTATTTGAAGACCCAAAACAATATGATAAAATTTTATTACCAGAACATAATGTATTAGAAATATTATCAGTATCAAGTGATACAGGATATTCATGGAGTCAGGTTGATTATTTAGCACAAGATACTATATTTGAAGATATTGCTAATATTCCATTTAATGATCCAGAACTATCAGAGTTTAGATCAACAGTACCATATATTTTAAAGTTAAGAAAAACACCTAGAAGATATGTAGCACGAATTAGAGGTGATTTACGTACTGAACTTCAATTTGGTGCAGGGATATCATCTGATGCTGATGAAGAAATTATACCTAATCCAAAAAATGTTGGAGCAGGTTTAGAATACTTACGAAGAACGACAACATCTGCAATTGACCCAACAAACTTTTTAGCAACTAGTACATATGGATTAGCTCCTAATAATGAAACATTAACTATAACATATACAGTAGGAGGAGATGTATCAGATAATGTGCCTGTTAATACATTAGTAAAAGTAATAGATCCAGTATTCTTAAATGATAATCCTACTATAAATTTAACAGATACAAAAGCTACATTAGCTGTTAATAATACCGAACCTGGACAGGGTGGTAATAAACGAGAGAGTGTTGAAGCAATTCGACAAAATGCTATATCAGCGTTTGCTGCTCAAAACAGAGCTGTAACAAGAGAAGATTATATTGCTCGATGCTATGCAATGCCGGCCAGATTTGGGACGGTAGCAAAGGCATATGTAATACAAGATACACAACAAGATACTATGGATCAATTATATCCTCGCGATACTATACCAAATCAATTAGCATTAAATTTGTATGTATTAGGGTATGATACCAATGGTAAATTATTAGCACTTAATAATGCACTAAAAGAAAATTTACGTACTTATCTTTCTAATTTTAGAATGTTAACAGATGCTATTAATATTAAAGCAGCACATATAGTAAATATTGGCATTGAATTTGAAATAGTTCCAAGACCAGATTCAAATTCAAATGAAGTTATTATAAATTGTATCGATCGATTAAAGAAGATGTTTAATATTGATAGGATGCAAATTAACGGTAGTATTAATTTATCATCAATTGTGTCTGAATTAGATGGTGTTAATGGAGTACAAAGTGTTGCTAAGTTGACAATTTATAATAAAGTTGAAGGTAGTTATTCTAACGTTGTCTATGATATAGATACATCTACGAAAAATAATATTATCTATCCATCATTAGACCCAATGATATTTGAAATTAAATATCCAGAAACAGATATTAAAGGTAGAATAATTAAGCCATAGGAGAAAAAATATGCATAGAATATATTACGCAGAGAAAGATACAACATTATACGAAAGACGACCAGAAAGAAATACTGGCGTTGACCAAGTGATTGAATTAATAAAAATTGCATCGGGGTCACGATCTTTTGAAAATGGAATTGATTTAGGTATACAAGCTAATACATATAATACAAGAATATTAATTGATTTTGGAAATGAGATAACATCATTATCTCAATCAATTGCTGCAGGAGATATTCCTGAGATAAATAATGTTCTAGCTAGTGCACCATTATCGGCATCTGTTTATTTAAATTTACATGCAACAGATGCATCCGACTTAATTAAAAAATATGAATTATTTGCTTATCCTGTTTCAGAATCATGGGATAATGGCACTGGTACATTTTCTGATTCACCGGAGGCTCGAATTGGAGCATCATGGTTATATCGAAGAGGAGATGCAAAGGCAGATGCAGCAACAGCATGGAATACAGGTTCAGCAAATAGTAATGTCGATGGTGTAGGAGTTAGTGAACTACAAGGTGGTGGTACATATTTCCTTAGTGCAGATAATGGCTTTGGACCAGAAGGACATGCTGAACTGACTAGTCAGATTTTTAATAATCAATCACCTGATGTAAGAATGGATGTAACTTCAATAGTTAAAGGATGGATTGATGGAGACCGACCAAATTATGGGTTTATGGTTAAACGTAGCAGAATAGATGAAAGATCAGGAGAAGTTTTAGGTTCATTGAAATTCTTTGGTAGAGAATCTCATACAATATTTGTTCCAAGATTGGAAGTATGTTGGGATGACATAGTTAATGCAGGTGGAACAAGTACAATATCATCTGATACATATGTACCATATTTTAAAAATATTAAATCAGAATATAGAACATCAGAGATTGCAAGATTTAGAATAGGAGTTCGACCAGAATTTCCAACTAAATCATATGTTACGTCTTCATTCTATCTAACAAATGATAGGCTTCCTGCATCAAGCTCATATGAAATTATTGATTCTGTAACAAATGATGTTATTATAAAAGATGAAAATATATGGAGCAGTTCAACAACAAAGATAAGTAATGATAGTAATGGCAGTTATTTCAATTTAAGAATGGATTCGTTTATGCCAGAAAGATATTATAAAATAAAGTTAACATGTAGAAGAACAAATGATACACAGACATTTGATGACTTTTACTTTAAGGTAGTGAGATAATATGGCAAGCGGTAAAACAACAGCAGAAGATTCGGTAAGCTTAAAAAATTTACTAATTGATATAATGCGTACGCAGTATCCGGATATTGCCGCATATCAAAATGGACAGACTTTATATGCTCCAGAATCTCCTATAGAAGATGCTCCACAAGACCCTATAGAAACACCAAGGACAGCTGATGGAGGATTTTATATTAATACATCAGAGATAGTTAATAAAGAGTCTTTGACATTAAATAATTTAGTGTCGATAGAGCCTATAAACGGCATGGAAGAACGAACACAAGAACTTCTAGATCAAGGTTTTGACTTTTTCAGTTCTGAAGTACCTGTAACAGAAGCACCGGCCGGAGAAATAGAAACAGATATATTCATATCTACAGTAGATTTCAATACGAATGATGCACATGATCTTTTTATACGAGAAGCTGCTGAAGTAGCAGCCAATCCTACGTATCCAGGATTAGTCTATTATATCTTAAGAGGAGAAGAGTATGCTATTCGATCTTATAAAACGTTAGAAGTAATGTTGGCAGAACGTGGCCTAGACTATTCAGATATACGTTATGCAACTAGTGATGATCGTCAGAAGTATAAATTAGATAGAGCCACTAAAACACAACCTAGTTTAGCTACAAGATGGGGGTATCAAATAAGATTCCAATCCGGATATAGACCTGTTGCACCTTTTGTAAGAGATCCAGCTGATTATTATAAAGCTAATGAGGTAAATGAATTTGGGACTCCGTATTTGCAGACAGTGTACGAAGGTCAGAGTTATAAAGAAAAATTACGTACAATATATGAAGGTAAAGCTTGTATATATGATATTTTCTTTGATAACACCGAGACAGTCGGCAATGATGCAAAACCTAATCCCAATTTTGGACAACCAACTGGATGCGATGTTGCAGCAATTAGAATAATGACATTAGGTTATTGGAAATGGTTAGATGATACAAATGTTTTAAGAATGTATAATGAAGTTAATGGATTTGGAGCAGATATACCATCAACAAGAGTGCCTGCTATTATAAATTTGTTTAAGGCAGGAGGAGTTACAAATTTTGAAGCAGCATATGCAGGTCCAATTAGAAAGAAAAATGGTTCACAACAAACCGGAGGAGGAATAACAAATCATGATGGATTTTTAAGTGGGTGGAATGATTTTCCTCATATTACTAGTCAAAATATTTTAAATAGATCAGAATATGAAAACTATTTAGATATTTCTAATAACGGCAATCCATTTGATTTAGAATATATGAAACCATATGAGCCAGCCGGGTCGGTTAAATATTATAGTACAGGAACAACTAATCAGTTAGCCCAAGATGCATTAGCAGAGCTTGATGACTTACAAGATCAATTAAATGAACAATATCAATTAGATGCTCTTAAGGCACAAATACATGTAGATATAGATGATGCATTATCTGAAATCAATTTGGTTTTATCTGGCCAATACACTCCAGAAGGAATGCAAGACGATTTAATTAGATTAGAAACACAAAGGACGCTGTTTTTACGTGATGTCCAATTAATATTCAATACAAATGCAGATTACTTGGTATCCAATAATAGACCTGATGTAAGGTCTAATTCTTTTATAACTGAAAGAATTAGTACTGGAGAAGATTTGGGTTCTGATTCTAATCTATTCCGATCGGCTTTGTTATTACCACAATCAGGTTTAACTTATTTAGATCAAGGATTAGCTAAATGGATATACAATAATAAGTTTTGGCATGCGCCAGGCTCGCCTGTTACAATATTTGGTCCTGGTACGTTTCAAAATTTAATGTACAGACATCCTAATGGAGTGCCATATAATCCTGATGATCATACGCTTGTAGAGTCTTTAATGGAAAATAATCGACTAGCATATGCAATTAGTACTAGGATACTAT